CGTTCAACCTCACTAGAGGTCGCAAGTAAGCCGACTCGGAACGGAATCGTTCATCCTATGTTTCACTTAGCTGTTATCGCTTCTACTTTCTCTTGTGCCGATGCTATTGTTCTTATTGAAAAAATGAGAACATATAGAGTCGAAGAAGAGACACGAACTGAAATGATTCAGATCGTGAAAGGAGAGACGCAGGGATGTGACTGGGACGCAAAAGCCGACTAAAGGAACGGATTAAAACCCCTACTACTTTGGAGAAAGCCAATGGCACAAGTTACTTACCGTGGTGTCGAGTACGACACTGAAGAGTACAGATCACTGCTCATCAAGGAGCATAATCAGACTCGGAATCACGATCTAATGTATCGTGGTATCAAGGTTAGAAGCAAGGCAATTCCTTGCAGTTAAGTCGAAAAACTTAAATAAAGAGGGTCTATTGACAGACCCTCTTTTTTTGTGTAAAATACATAAATACCATATAAAAAATTATGGAACCAGAAAGAGAAAAACTAAAACTGATTGTTCGTAATTTGGAACTATTGGTAGATGCTCTTAAAGCAGAAGTTTATTCTGATGTAGATGCATATTCTACAAAATTGGAGTCAAATGTACCAATTATTGATTATGATGAAATCTTAGAGGATTATGACGGATGAGAACTAAGCAACTAATTAAAAATTTGAAAGAGGCATTATCACAAGATTACTTGTATAATACTGAGGAGTTGAAATTTATGAGAGAGCAACTTTCCTCTTTAGAGGAAGAATTAGTAAATTTTAAAAGAAAAAAACCCCAAGGATTTGGTAAAAAATGACTGTAAAATTAATTCGTATGTGGTCTGGTGAAGATGTAATAGCAGACCTTGTTAAAGAAACTGAGGATTCTATTACTATTGTAAATCCTATAGTTGCTATTCCTTCAGGACAGGGAAATATAGGATTTGCTCCTTGGTCTCCTATTCTTAAAGGAGATAATACTCAGATTGAGGTCACTAAAAAATATGTGGTATATATTAGTGAAACTCAAGATGAGATTATAGAGCAATATAATCAAATGTATGCTCCTATTGCAATTCCACCTAAGAAAAAACTTATTCTATAATGACTGTAAAACTTGTAAGTATCACTCCTGATGCAGAAAAGACAATGGGTTATATTGCTCGTGTCTCTAATCCTGCTAATCAGGATAATGAGAAGTATTCTGGACTTTTAAAGTATTGCATCAAGCATAATCATTGGTCTGTATTTGAGCAATCTTCTATGTCCCTAGAAATAGAGACTACACGTGCTATTGCTGCTCAAATACTAAGACATAGATCATTTACTTTTCAAGAGTTTTCACAGAGATATGCTGATAGTAATCTTTTAGGTGAGATTGATTTACCAGAACTTAGAAGACAGGATACAAAGAATCGTCAGAACTCTACTGATGACTTAGATCCTAAAATTGTAGAGACATTGAATAAGCAAATGAATACTTTGTTTAGTTCTTCTCTAGCACTTTATAATCAAATGCTTGAAGATGGTGTTGCTAAAGAGTGTGCTAGAATGGTATTACCTTTATGCACTCCTACCAGAATCTATATGACTGGTTCTTGTCGTTCTTGGATTCATTATATTAATCTACGTTCAGCACATGGGACTCAGAAGGAGCACATGGAAATTGCAGAGGCATGTCGTAAGATATTCGTTGAACAATTCCCTTCTGTCTCAGAAGCCCTTGAATGGGTCTAAATAATTTTACATAAATTGATAATCATGGCAACATATCCAGTGGTTCACAAAGAAAGTGGTGAACAGAAAGAAGTAGTAATGAGTGTTACTGAATGGTCTCAGTGGTGTGATGATAATCCTGATTGGAAACGTGATTGGAGTGACCCATCAACTTGTCCAATGGCAGCAGAAGTAGGAGATTGGAGGGATAAATTGCGGAAAACAAAACCAGGATGGAATGATGTTCTTCAAAAAGCACAAACAGCTCCTGGATCTAGAGTAAAGAAACTATAATGCCAAGAAGAAAAAAAGGTGTCGAACAACCTATTGGGGTTGGATTGACGACCAAACAAATGAAAAGAAAGAAACCACTGAGTTCTGATTATTTGGTTAATATTGAACCAATTAGTGAGAATCAGAAAAGACTTTTCAATTCATATAAAGAAGGTAAGCATTTAGTTGCTTATGGGTGTGCTGGAACTGGTAAAACATTCATTACACTTTATAATGCTCTAAAAGATGTTCTCAATGAGAATACACCATACGATAAGATTTACATTGTTAGATCTTTGGTTGCTACGAGAGAAATTGGATTCCTTCCTGGTGATTATGAGGATAAATCTGATATTTACCAAGTACCATATAAGCATATGGTGAAGTATATGTTCCAGATGGCTTCTGATGCTGATTTTGAGATGTTATATGGAAATCTTAAAGCACAAGAAACAATTAAGTTTTGGAGTACTTCATTCTTAAGAGGAACGACATTAGATAATGCTATTGTTATTGTTGATGAATATCAGAACCTTAATTTTCATGAATTAGATTCTATTATTACTCGTATTGGTGAAAATAGTAAAATCTGTTTCTGTGGAGATGCTAGACAGACAGATCTTGTAAAGACAAATGATCGTAATGGTATTGTAGACTTTATGAACATCTTGCGTAAAATGCCATCTTTTGATATAATAGAATTTGAGATAGATGACATAGTTCGTTCTGGACTTGTCAAAGAATACATTATCGCAAAAATGGAAGCAGGTATGTAATGTTTAATCATGTTGATTTGAAACTCCCTAAACTTTCTAGGGAGACCATAGATGGAGTTCGTTATTATTCTGTTCCAGATGAAGATGAGTTACTTAAGTTAGTTTCTATTACTTCTGTAACTAGTCATTTTAATAAGGAAATCTTTATTAATTGGAGAAAGAAGGTAGGTAATGTAAAAGCAGATAAAATCACGAAAGCGGCAACAACCCGTGGAACTGATATGCATACTCTTACTGAGCATTATTTAAAGAATGATGATCTTCCAGACGTGCCACCTATCTCAGAGTTTCTCTTTAAAATTGCAAAGGTGGAACTCAATAAAATAAATAATATTCATTCTTTAGAAGGTTCCCTATATAGTAAGCAACTAGGTATCGCTGGAACAGTTGATTGTATTGCAGAATATAACAACGAATTGTCGATAATAGATTTTAAAACTTCTAAGAAACCCAAACCTAGAGAATGGGTAGAGCATTATTTCGTTCAGGCAATGGCATATGGATGCATGTTGTATGAATTAACGGGAATATCCGTCAAAAAACTTGTAATTATCATGGCTTGTGAAAATGGAGAATGTGTCATCTATGAAGAATACGACAAATCAAAGTACATCAAACTTCTCAGCGAATACATTAGAAAATTTGTTGGAGATAAATTGGAACTCTATGGAACCGAATAAAGAACTGGAAGAGGCATTAGAAAAGAAATTTTTAACACCTTCTAAATTTGCTATTGAAATTGAAAAAATAGTATCTGAGGATGAACTTAATTATATTGATGCTATCTGCCACTATTGTGAAGTTAATGGACTTGAGGTAGATTCAATAACAAAATTAGTTTCAAAACCATTAAAAGAAAGATTAAAGTATGATGCTATTAATCTTAACTTTATGAAAAAAACATCGAGGGCAAAACTACCTTTATAATGAAAGTGACTCCTTTTGAGACTTATAGAACTTATCTCTCAATGAAAAGTCATTTTACTAATCCTAAATTTGACTTTTTTAAATATGGAGGTAAGTCACGAGCTACTATGGCATCCTTTAATAAAAGAAAGGATAAGTATTGGTTCGAAAAAACTTCTAGAAAATATTCTGATGAAGAAATTTTAAATTTTCTTTTGGCAAATTTTGTAAACACTGACAACCCGCAGAACTTATGGATTGGAGAAATTATCAATTCTGGAGAAAGAAACTACGCAGAGTGGATGAGACGCAAACAGAGTTTGACTTACTTATTCAAAGAACAAAGCACCGAATTACTATTGGGCAAAAACTTGAACGAAGTATTCGATTGTTCCAAGAACAAGCATCCCGTGGTACTAAAAAAGTATCTGGGTGGAGAGATCTCGCTAGAAACACTTACGATACTGGAAAAAGTCTTTTCTTTCGTAAAAAACTTTGATAAAAAACTTACTGACCCAGTATGGGAAACCGTCAGTTTAAAAATTAAAAAATATATTCCCTTCATAAATATTAATGTATTCCACTATAAAAAAATCTTAAAGGAGGTTATTAATTATGGCTCTTGAAAACAGTGAAGTTCTACAGAATTTAACAGTACAATTTGAACAAGTTACGGAGCAAATTGCTACATTAACTAATACTCGTATTCGATTATTAGGTGCTATTGAAGTCCTTCAGCAAATTGAAAATAGTAAGACAGAAGAACCAGCACCTGCTGAAGTTTCTGAACCTGAGGTAGTGGAGGAAAATGAGTAACTTTTTCGATTCTGAAATAGTTCAAGAAGAATTGAACGAAATTAATGAATTACAACGTGAAGTTTATGGTAAGATACTAAATGTAATGAATCTTACTACTAAAGAACAAGTCGAACATATCGATAAGTTAAAATTGTTATTAGAAAAACAAAAAGTCATGTATACAAGATTATCTTTATCAGATGATCCACAGGCTCTTAAATTAAGAAATCAAATAGAACAATCAGTTGTTATGATGGGTTTCCCACAAGGAACTGACGTGAATATGCTATTTGATGGTATGGATAAAACCATAAATGATTTAAAAAAACATGTTGACTAATTATCAATTCTTTGTTATAATCTAAACATCCAATTAAATCCAAATTAATCCGAGGTAACTTAAATGTCGTTTGCTAATCTTAAAAAGCAATCAAAACTAGGCTCTCTTACACAAAAACTTGTGAAAGAAGTCGAAAAAATGAATAACACTAACGGTAATAATGATGACCGTTTATGGAAATTAGAATGCGATAAAAGCGGTAATGGATATGCCGTTATTCGATTCCTTCCTGCTCCCGATGGTGAAGATCTACCATTCGTAAAATTGTACTCCCATGCCTTCCAAGGTCCTGGTGGTTGGTACATAGAGAATTCTTTGACTACTCTTAGTCAAAAGGATCCTGTTTCTGAGTTTAATACTACTCTCTGGAACAATGGCACAGATGCTGGTAAAGATGCTGCTCGTAGGCAGAAGCGTAAACTCACATACATCAGTAACATCTATGTTGTAAAGGATCCATCAAATCCTGAGAACGAAGGTAAAGTATTCTTGTACAAGTATGGCAAGAAAATCTTTGACAAACTAACTGCTGCAATGCAACCTGAGTTTGAGGATGAGGAAGCAATTGATCCATTTGATTTCTGGCAAGGTGCTAACTTCAAGTTGAAGGCTAAGAACGTTGCTGGTTATCGTAACTATGACTCTTCTGAGTTCACTGCTGTCACTCCATTATTGGATGACGATGATGCACTCGAAGGACTCTGGAAGAAAGAAAGTTCTCTTCAAGAGTTTGTTGCTGCTGATCAGTTCAAATCTTATGATGAACTGAAGAAGCGTCTTGAGTATGTTCTTGGTAACAAGACACAAGTACGTCAAGATCCTGAAGTAGCAGATGAAGAAGAACGTGGTTCTGCAGAACAATTAGTTACTGCTGCAACATCATCAACATCTATTCCAATTGGAAGTGGTTCCGAAGAGGAGGACGATACATTATCATACTTTGCACAACTCGCTGCAGATTGATACGAGAAAGGGGTCTTAATTGACCCCTTTTTTTATGGTATTGTGACTCTAGTATTTTCTGTTCGAATCAGATCATCATTTATATATTGAGAAGAAGGAGAGTAAATCATTTCATCTCTCATGTCATTTAAGAATTGTTGTAGATATTCCCGTTTTAAAATATAAATTGATCTTTTTTTATTATTTTTCAGTACTTCATATTCATAGTTAGTAACTGGAGTAACAGGATTTAGAGTTGCATTATATACATCTGGATTTGGTATTGTAAATGTAGAATTTACTACTTTACCTTTAGGTAGAATTAATTTACCATTTAAATCTTTAATTTCTTTTGTTTCCCAGTGGCGAACATCATTCAAAGAATCTTCATAAACTTCTAGAGAATAATCATACAATTCCTTACTTGATAGTGGCCAATCATTTCTGACATTAATAATACCAGCAGTCATTAAAACAACCCAATCTAATTCTGCACTACCATAGAATTCTTCGGCAACAGTATCAGGTCTTGCACCCTCTACAATTTCATATTTATTGAATAGTGTAAAAACATTTTGTAAGTCATCACGTATCTTAGTTCTTCTGAAAAGATTTTTGACACGTAAGTATCGACTAGATGAATTACTATCAGATAAAAATGACTGATAATCTAATTCTGGTAGTTCTCTGAAATATCCCATTTTAGTAACCTACTGTATTATCTAATGGTTCGTTTGTATCTGGATCATCAT